TAATCTAAAAAAACTTAGAGACATGGGTCACATATAATGGGACCAAAGACAAAATACTAGTAATTATTACAAAATACTAGGGGGGTCGGCAGACGGCTATGGGGGGTCGTCAGGTGGCTACAATACTAAAGCTTATACTAAAAATGAATATATATTAGATATTGATTTAATAAATGAAATTTATAAAAGCAAATGTGATCAAACATTTTATGTCCATTCACAAAACGCACACAAGTATGTAGTGCCCTATAAAAAACTTAAAGAAATAGCCAAATCAAAAAAGGGATATGTCTCACCCAAAACGGGGAGAAAAATAGATTTTACATCAAATGATTTTTGGGAAGCATATTTTGAAATAGCTAACTCTGAGGGTCACAAAAAATGGATAAGATCTTTTTGGAATGGAAAGCCTACACTTGGAACAATGATAGGGATCAATCAATTTGACGCAATAATAGAGAGAAGACATGGATAAAGAAATATACGAACTAGAAGCAAACTTGTTAGGTGCTATGGTTTTAGATCATAAAAGATTTATGAAAGCACAAGAGGACGGGCTTCTTCCAGAGGACTTTGAAAACAACTCTTATAAAAAAGCTTACGAGGTTATGATAGATAACCAAGCATCAGACATAGTGACCTTAAGAAATAATATAAGCGATGATTTTGTTTTTGATGATATAAGGCAAGCATCAGCCTATTGTATAAGCACTGCTGGTTATACCCATTGGATAAAGGCAATGCATAATAAAACAGCTAACAACAAATTAATGCAGCTTTCTTTGAAGATACCTGAAATAGTAAAAGACAAAATAACCATTGAGCAAAAGGTTGATCAGGTTAACCAATTACTTATTGAAAATAAAATTACAAAAAATACCGAGTCACCAAAATCAGTAAAAGATATTCTTACAATTGTTAAAAAAGAGTTGCAAGATTCTAACCTTATTGCACAAAAACTAATTAAGACAGGTTTTAAAACTATTGATAATAGGCTTAATGGTTTTAAAGACGGTGATCTTATTGTTGTTGCAGGTAGACCGGGTATGGGTAAAACAACATGGGCTTTAAATATTGCAACAAACAATATACTGAATGCTAAAACGGTTTTAATTTTTTCTTTAGAGATGACCAACGAACAGCTTATTAAAAAAATAATTAGCTCAGAATCTGGTTTATCAATGAAATCTTTATTAACAGGAGACCTTACTCCAAGTGAGTGGAATAAATTTAATTCTATTGAAAAGATTTTGTCTGCATCCAGTCTTTATGTTTATGATAAATCTCCAATAACCATTGAAACCTTAGTAAATAAAACAAAAGCAATTCAATCAATTAAAGATATAGACCTCATTGTGGTCGACTACTTACAATTACTTATGACCTCAAACAAGGCACCAAGTAATTCTGATAGTCGAGCTGCCTCAATGACTTATATCTCAAATCTTCTGAAGGGGCTGGCTAAAGATGTTGGCTGTCCAGTAATCTCGTTGTCTCAATTAAATCGGGGTGTGGAGGCGAGAGTGGACAAACGCCCAGTCCTTTCAGATCTTAGAGATAGTGGCTCTATAGAACAAGACGCTGATATGGTAATAATGTTATACAGGGAAGAGTATTACGATTCTCTTAATACAGGATTAGCAGAAGTAATTGTCAGAAAAAATCGTCTTGGTGAAACAGGCGACTTTAACTTAGCCTTCGATGGTGCTACATCAAAATTTTTAGATCCTGAAGAGGAGGCATTCGGGAAAAAAGAAACAAGGAAAAAAGACTATGGAATCATCTGAAAACTTTCATCAACAACTTAGAGATATAATACCCAAGATATCAGAAGCTAGAGTTAGCGTATTAAAGTCAGAAGTAAATCTAAAAAGAGTATTTTGGATTGAATTATGCAGAGCAAAAGAAGAAGGAGAGCGTAGCTATAATGCACAAAAGGCTAGAGCAGAAGCTTCTGAAAATTATTACGAAGCATCTTTAAAAGTTGCAGGTGCAAAAGCTAGTCTTGATGCTTTGCAAACAGAAAAACAAGCTGTTGATATGCAGTTTGAAGAGTGGAGAACCAAAATGGCTAACTTAAGAATGGAAAGAACTAGATACGGGGCTTAAAATTGAAAGGTAGAAGTCCAACTAAAGAAGAAAAAGAATGGATGGATAAAATTTCTGAGTTTGGATGTATTATTTGTAAGTTATTTTATGACTGTCATACCCCACCAGAAATACACCATATTGACGGAAAAACAAAACCACAAGCACACTTAATGACGTTGCCTTTGTGTTATAAACATCACAGAGAAGGTGCAAACAATGAAATGTATGTATCCAGGCACCCATTTAAAAAAGAGTTTGAAAAAAGATATGGGAGACAAAAAGATTTATTACAAAAGTTAAGGGAGCTATTATGAAAGACAATATAAATCCAGATCACTATAAGGCAGGGGAGGTGGAATGTATAGACGCACTTGAAACGGTTGCATCTTTAAACCCACACCCAGAAGAAATACCATGCCAAATAAATGCTATGAAATATCTTTGGAGGTATAACAACAAAGAAAAACCTTTAGAAGATCTTTATAAGGCACAGTGGTATTTATCTAGGCTTATTGAAAAAGTTAAATGTAGAACCAGTGAAACACACTGATCAATTTGGTCAAATAAACACCTTACGCTACGCTAACGAAATAAGTTTACTTAAAACACATCAACAGCGTTTAGCTTATATGTCAGACATAGATGAAAAATTTTATGATTTAGTGTATCTTTTAGCTATGCAGATGGCTATTCCTAAAACCATTGCTGACCTGCCAACTCGGGAGGAAAGAAAAAAAGCATGGGAAGAATTGCCAGAACATAATAAAACTATGAAGGGCATGAAAGACATGGTTTATCATAGAGTAGTTAAAATATTTAAGGATAAAAATGGCAAAAGGCGTGAACCATTACAAAAAGGATGGAACTTTACATAAAGGCGGATACCACAAAATGCCAGATGGATCTTTGCACTCTGGTGTAAAGCACTCAGCATCTAGCTTTAAGTTATTCCATTATGGCGATCTATCTCAAAAGGCAAAGGCTAAAGCTAAAAAATCTAGGAGGAAAAAATAATGGGTTATGGTAAAAAAGGTATGGGTTATGGAAAGCCTAAAAAAAAGAAAACTAAAAAAGGTAAAAAGAAATAATGCCTTTTAAAAAGTATTCACCAAAACAAAAAAAAATAGCAAAGGTAGCAAATCCTAGAAACAAGATTACTGGTGCTGATTTTAAAAAACTAAGAAAAACAAATGCTAAGAAAAAGTAGCAAAACTACTAAAAAAAAATCAACAGTCAATTCTGCTGGCAACTATACTAAACCAACAATGCGAAAGAATCTCTTTAATCAAATTAAAGCAGGATCAAAAGGCGGAAGAGCTGGTCAATGGTCAGCAAGAAAAGCCCAGATGTTAGCTAGAATGTATAAAGCAAAAGGCGGAGGTTATAAAAAATGATTGGTAAATTATTTGACAGATTTATAGAGTGGACACTCAACAGACAAGAAAAACGAATGATGGAAAAATCCACCCCAAAGAAAAAAGTTTCAAGGGTTAGAAGAAAAGCAAACGCTAGAAGAAGGACAACTAAAAAATAACTATACTTATTTAAGATTATGCCATTAAAAAAATCACAGAAATCACTTAAAATGTGGAGTAAGCAGAATTGGCGAACTGCTAGTGGAAAAAAATCTAGTGTGACTGGTGAAGTCTATGCTCCAGCAAAGACAATAGCAAAGTTAAAATCTACAGCAAAGGGCAGAAAAAAGTTAGCTCAGGCTAATCGGGTAAAAAGAAAAGCAACAGCAAAAGGTAAGCAACACGCTAGACACGGATTACACAAAGGGAGGAAAAGATAATGGCAACAACTAAAGACACAAAAAGAGTCTCTGGTGGTGTTGTTTATCGAGGCAAGAAGTATCCAGGATTTAATAAGCCAAGAAGAAACACAGGATCAAGCAAGCACAAAATGGAAGTGCTAGCAAAAAAAGGTAATGAAATTAAAGTTGTCAGATTTGGGCATAAAGATTATGGGCATAATTATTCTAGTAAAGCTAGGAAGTCTTATCTTGCACGATCCGCAGGAATCAAAAACAAATCAGGCGGGCTTACAAAGAATGATAAGTTCTCTGCGAACTATTGGGCAAGGAAAAAACTCTGGTCTGGTTCGGGGGGGAGTAAGAAATCACCGCCTAAAAAATGAAGGTATTCTATGGGTCTATTACCCAAGACGAGCAAACACCCCAACAATTTCTCATAATAGCTGAAGATCACCACCAAGCACAAAGAATCTTAGACGATATAGGGCTTGATCTTATAGGTGAACTTAACGAGGTTTTGGTTTATGATGATCATGATATAACTTATCATTGATTTTATGAGTAAAAAGGAAGACTTACTGCAGAGGTTTAAACAACAGGGACACGATAGAGTAATCTTAAGATGGGTACCCAAAAATCCCTACGGCAAAAAACATAAAGTAAGTGGATGGATTTATAAACTTAGTGGTGATAGTGAGTGGTCTAAACTTGGCAACAACTATGAAGATGCCTACAAGGAAATAGATTTAATATAAATTTACAATTGCGTCAGAAACTGAAGCTATTGCAACCATTGCCTTTTTTATATCTTCAGGGTTTAGGTCTTCTGGATACCCTACTAACAAGTCTGAATCTTGATAGGTTTTTTCTTCTTGGTTTTTGAGCTCTCTGGCTACTTTTATTATTGCTTCTTTAACTAACATGGGAACTTTCCATATTAGCTAAAATTAAAAATCTGTTCAATTGTTTTAACAAAGATAAATAAAGAATATTTAATCTTTACTTATTGACTTTTGAATTTTTTTTTGTCGTTCTTCAAAAGTGTTAAATCTTACCCGACAAACCGGGCACTCTCTTCTTCTATAAACAATTGTTCCGTTTTCTAAAATATTTCTTGAATCAATAACTTTGGTTTTGTTTCCACAATCCTCGCAATACATATTCCCTACCTTTTTTAATAAATATTACCATTTTTATATTTATTTATAAACTTGTTCTTGTATTGTTTTTATTATATCTTTTACATTTAACAGGAATATATTATATGGAGCTAAAAGCGTTAGAAATGCGACTCGACAACCTCGAAAAAAAAATGGAAGAGGTTCATAAGCTCACATCTATTCTTCCTAGATTAGAAGAGAGAATGATCGCTCAGAAAGATGATCTACAGGATCATGAGTTTAGATTAAGAAGTCTTGAACAGTCTCAATCAAAAGGCAATGTTTATATCGGTTGGATTGAAAGATTCGCATGGGCTATTGTTGTTGCATTGGCTGGCAGCTCATTAATTTTTTAATATGTTTTTTAAAGACAAAGAATCAGAGGCAGTTTTAGAAAGATTTGCCTATTTGCCCGAAGCAACACTTGGTAAGCTAACTGTTAAAGATAATGTTTTTTGGATAGCTGAACGTCCCTGGAGGGGAAATAAAAAAGAGATCAGTTGCATTCCCACAGGCACATATACCTGTAAACAATATACATCACAAAGATTTGGAGAAACTTTTGAAGTCTGTGATGTTCCCAATAGAACTTATATCCTATTTCATGTAGGAAACTTTCCAGAAAAAGATAGTCATGGTTGTTTATTAGTTGGCAGTAGTTTAATGCCAGGAAAACCTGCGGTATCTTCAAGCAAAGTAGCAATGACTAAGTTCAGAGAGGTCTTAAAAGATGTTGAAGCCTTTGAACTTAAAGTCAAAGACTCAACACCATACGACTGGTCATAAGACTAGAGTATGCACAATCTGTAATACAGAATTAGATATCTCTCGCTTTGAAATAAGCAAAGGCTATAGAACTAGACAATGTCGTTCCTGCCGTCAAATCGGGAAAAGAAAAAATATCAGCAAAACCCCACACACATATCTATCTCACCTATACGGTCAACTAGCACATAGAAGGAAGAAGACTCATGATTTTGATATAGTAAGAAAAGATCTCCATGATATATATGATAAACAAAAAGGAATTTGTCAGTATTCTGGAGTAAAAATGACTTACATAAAGGATGGAACAGGATACCATTTATCTAACATTTCAATAGACCGCATAGACAACACTAAAGGCTATGTGAAGGGAAACATAGCTCTAGTGTGTCTTGCAGTAAACATGATGAAGTACACCTTAGAATTAGAACAACTCATTGATTGGTGTAAAAAGATATCTAAGTTTAATTAATCTCCATATTTTTAAAGATGTGACATATAACTTCAACCGTCCATCCATTACCTAACATCTTGTATCTTTGGGTATTTGATACATGATTGGTGTAGTTGTCAGGAACGGTTTGCAGTCTTTCTGCTTCTAAAGGTGTTAGCTTTCTCCAATAAACCTCATCTTTAGTCAAAACATTATCCTTCTGGACTGTAGATAGGTTGTTTGTCTTCTGATCTTTTCTAAGTTCTAGCATTTGTTTAGACTTTCCTGCAATAGAACCCTTATGGTCTTGCCTTACTCCATCTATCTTATATCTGCCAACATATCTACCACAGACAACTTTAGGCTCTCTGTTTCCGCCTTGACAAGTATTTACCGTAGGCGACTTACCATCTGGGCTATAAACTCTTTTCAAAATATCATGTCCGTTTATATCTACAGCAGTTCCTACTTGTTGCGGTGCGTCATAAGTTTCTATGTATTGCTCTTTGTTAGAAGCGGTAAGGGTTGGTGACTTACCCTCTTCACTATAAACCCTTTGTTTGGTTTCATAAACTCCGTCCCTATATTCAAACTCCATGATCTGGGCATCAAAAACATCTGTTTTAATACCAAGAACTTCTTTTAATTTAAACCAAATATCATCACTTGGTATCGCAAAACTGCCATCTGTTCTAAACCAATGCTCTACTTTGGTTAATGGCATATTAGTTTCTTCAGCAATTTGTTTGTTTGTTTTACCGCTATTAGATTTCATTTCTCTCAATAAATATTGAAGACTTGCAATATCAACCTCGTGCTTTCTTACTTTAACTTGCTCAACATTCATTCCTACTTTAATAGGCTTTTGTGGAACTAAAGTCATACCATTATTTCCTGCCCCTTTATACATTGTTGCAGTCATACATAAAGACTTATCATCCAACTCTTTATAATGTCTTCTGTTTCTAGCTGTATCTTTTGTTGGAGCTTCATTTGGATTTTCTTCTAAGATATCTCTTAAAACAATTCCTCTTTCTTTGGGTTGTTCAATTCCTGGAATGTTAGTCCAATAATATCTCTGCCTTGATTGAGCTGATACTAAAGAACTATTAATCAGTATTGGTTCTATTCCAAAAGGTATTTCTGGGTAGCAAGAAGAAACCTGTTCTGTAATGATATTCAAGAACTCCTTTTTCATTCTTACATTTTCAAGTAAGAAATACTTTGGCTTTATTTCTTTAAGTATTTTAATGAACTCAAAGAACAATGCGGATCTTGGGTCATCAAAAGCTAACTGCTTTCCTGCAAAAGAAAAACCTTGACAAGGTGAACCTGCCAATACCAAATCTATCTTTGGTAATTTTGATAAGTCCACCTTAGTCACATCTCCCAACTGAACAGTATTGGGAAAGTTTGTTTGAGTCACTTGCATTGCATACTTGTCAATTTCACAAGCAAAGTAGTTATCTACCTTGATTCCAAGCCTATCAAGTGCAATCTGTCCGCAACTCATTCCGTCAAATAGGCTAAGCACGTTCATTTTATTGCTCCATTCCTTGCTTTCTTAATAGATTCCATATGCCTTATATGTCTATCCCAACCGCTTTCATTGTTCAGATCTTTCGGCTCTTCTTTTTTATAATACATTTCTTGTGCTAACTCTTGTGCATTTTCCAAATTACCATTAGCTAACTCCATAACAGAATCAAGCATCTTTTCAATAGCAATCTCTCCGTTCAAGATTTCTGCTATAAATTCTTCTGATGTATTAAAATTAAAATAATCTGTCCAATTATCTATATCCCATTTATCTACTGTAGCCATATATACCCTCCTTTTGATATGTTTCTTTAAGTTGACTGGCTTTCACTTTAATAACCTGATTAGTCTCTTCATCTAAAAAACTAATTTTTTCTGATGATCTGGACTTCTTCAAGTCTGCTCTGATATAACCAAATATCGTTGTTCCTTTAATTTGCACCCTCATTAATCTTGCTCCTCTAATATAGTTATTTCATCATCTCTAAGTTCAATATTGTTTTCTTCTAAAAATTGCATTTTTACACTTTCAATATATTCTTTTTTAGAGTTTGCTTCTCTGCCTATATCGTGTGTTGTAAAAGTTATTTTTGCGTTATAAATCTTCATTAGTCTTGCTCCCAATATAGTTTTAAATCTTCTTCTTTTAAATCCTCAACATGCATATCTAAATGTTTTGGTTCGGCATAATCCCAAGTTTCATCTTGATGTAAGATTAAATACACCTCTTGATGTGTCGACCATTCTATTTGAGTCTCGCTATGTGGAAACCAATAGCTATCGATTCTAGATTCAGTAAAATCATCAAGAATTTTATCTATTGCTTTTTGTTTGTTAAATTTAGTCATTAGTCTTGCTCCTTCAAGAAGTTAATTACCTCGCTTAGTTCTAAGCTTGTAAATATTTCGTCTTGCGTTTCACAATCATTAGTATTGTAGTTGCAAACTGCAAACCTCCAATCCTTGTAATGGTCTAAGTTATCAAAACCTATCCCAAGATAACCCTCCTGCCTTTCACTAAGTAAAGGTGAGTTAATCCATATCTGATAGCTCTTATATAAAAAGCTAGGCAGTTCATCGTTGCCATAAGATATGTTTTCCCAATCTTTAGGAATGTCTAGGTCTTTGTAATAGTCTTTCCAAGTTAAACCTCTGAAAGGATTATAAGTATCCTCAAAATCATCTTCCGAAAATATTACTGTATCGCTTCCATCTGTTGCCCATTCATAATGGTAATCGTCTAACTCTTCTTTAAGCTTTGGCAGTTCAGACTTACATAGTTCTAATAAGTTATTCTTGCCCTTACAAAATTTATATTTATATCCTTTAAGATTAAAAGAATCTCTGTCAAAGAATATCCATGTATCAACTTCGAATGTGTGCATATATTCCCTCCTTTGTTTGTATATGTACTAGACCTCTTCCGCCCCTCAATCGAGGGAAAAAAAAGGTTTCGGAAAATCATTCCTCATCAGTAGCACTTTTACTATCTTTAATACTTCTTATAGTATCTCTATCTGCAACCCTATCCCAAACATTACAAAATCTCTGTAAGAATAGATAATGCTTAGTACCTTTATAATTACCTACTGCAAGAGAATCTAAAGCACACATATGCTCTAAACCGTTCTTCTCATAGAAGTCATAAAGGATGTCACACATATAGTTGAATAAGCTAAACTCTCTATCTTTAAAATGTTTCATTTCAATCAGTTCCCCCTAAATCCATAATCTAAATATTCTTGAAATGCTTTGATAGAATCAGCAAGTGAATACCCATGATATACCTTACTAACTCTTAGCCCTAAGTGAACGCAAGACAGTTCATAAAAACCGCCTTGCTTTTTGATGCTTATATTAAAATCCATAATTACCCCTTATTACTCCATTTATAAACTTCTTTGATGCACTCATGAAACATAAGGTCATATTCAAAGTCTCCTATCTCATCTTTAAAAATATCCGTTGGTCTTACTAAGCCTCCGTCTATTTCTTCTTTATTAATAAAGTAGGTATAACAAATTAAAGGATAGTTATAATCCTCGTCTGCGTAGCTTTCCCACATAAGAACTTCAAGCTTTACAACTTCGCCTTCATACTTTTCTAAATATGGAACTCTTGGAGATTTGATAACTAAATCAATCTCATAATGTTTGCCCTCTTCTGAATGCTTCACACTTTCGAGGCAATCATAATATGCATCATTAATAGCTTTTGTACTATAAGACATTACGCCACCTCTTTTGCATCAACGCTGAAGCTAGTGTGATTTAGTTCTAAAAATGTACATGTATCAAAATCCTTAAAGGCTTCTTGTATTTTTTCAGGGTAAGCATCCATCAAGGCATGAGCCATAGCATAAGATTCTTTAACGTGTAGGGTTTCTTTTAACTCTAGGCTTCTTGTTGAAAGCATAGCTTCAACAACATGACGAACAACAAAATATTTTGCCTCTTCTGTTATTGTTAAAAGATACCTTCTATTTATTCCCCAAATGTATTGGGTGTCTTCTCTCCATTTCTTAGCTTTCTTTTTTTCTGATTTAAGCATTACATCTCTGTAATCTTTCCAACTAAGATTAGTTAATATATAAAGATTGTTATAACCTTCATTAATTAGTTTTTTAGTTTGTTTTATATTCATGATTGCATTCCCTCCTTTTGTGTATGTAATCAATGTATACAATTAAACTCTTTTTTATTATTACTTGTCAACACTTTTTTTAATTAATTTTAAAAAGCCTGTATTTGCAAGGGATTGAAGCTCATAAAAAGTCTAATTATTTCTTGATCTGGAATCTATCCGGGCTTTCGGAGGGCGTTTTTTGGGGGAAGAAAAAAGAGAGGCAAAAGACACAGATACACATAAAGCACATATAGATATATAATAAATAGAAGTAATAAACCATATAGAGGAAAGCAAGAAATAAAATGGCAATTAAAGATAAAACAATGATGCAAAGAAAGGCGGAATTCGTACAACATTATATGATAACTAAGAACGCTACAGAATCGGCAAGACGTTGCGGATATTCAGAAAAGAGTGCATATAATCAAGGGTATCGCTTGATGAATGATGATGATGTCCAGAAAATGCTTGCAATTGAGCAAGAAAGCAACAAAGAAAGGCACTTAAAAGAGCATGACGACATCATAGACAGGCTAAAAGAAGAAGCTTTGGGTGATGTAGCAGGTCATACAGGCGGAAGCCGTCTAAAAGCCTTAGAGTTGCTCATGAAATACTACGGAATGATAGACGAAAAACAGAAGCTTGAAGTAAATATGAAAGAAAGCGGATGGTTTGAAAGCTTGGATTTTGTAGAGAAAGAATCACTTAACTAAGGCGACTCTCTCAAAAAGCACATATGCCAACAGATGCCCAATATATAACGGCTAGCGTACACCAGGAGGGGAGTGCTGGACACGGTACCTCATATATATACATACCCATGTACCCCTATGACCTTTAGGGGGGGTGAAATCTGACAAATGGAAATCGAAAAAAATCAAATTCAAAAAATTATAAAAACC